CATGCGCTTAACGTCAGTAGGCGAGACAAGCGACAGTTTGATATCGCGCTTCCACAAGAAGTATTTTAGAAGCCCGGTGTGTTCTGCAATCTGAAAGACAAGTCCCGCGTTGGCGCCGTATGCGTAATCTTCAAGACGAACGTCAGTGACGCCGTTTTGCGTCAGAAGAAGCGCAAAGAAATTGGCGTTGTTCTCGTATCGTTCTGAGTTATTCACATAGTCTTTCGGCTGAAGGAAACCCTCAATATTTGGTCCGAAAGCCTTGGCATACTTAGCTTTAGCGGTTGTGTAGTAGAACTTAATGTTTTTAAATTCAAACGGCAGTCCAGCCGGAAGAATTGCTAAGGCTGGATTGGTGATTGAGTAGTCAATACCAGCCTTAGCAGTGTCGTATGTTTGCAAAGCGCGCGTTACCGGCGACCTAGACGACGCCAATTAAAGACTCGTTCAGCCTCTTCTTCAGCGTCACGAATGCGCTGTGCTTCAATGTCGCTGTTGTCTACAGGTGCGGCAACTGGCGTTTCGGGAGCGGTCACGGTTTCTGGTGCAGCGGGTGCTTCCACAACAACTTCGCTCTTGACAACCGGAGTTTCTTGTGCGACAGCGGGAGCGACAGTCTCAGCGGGCGCTTGGGTGTTCGTTGGGGTGCGGCGTGGTTTAGCCATGTGTCTATGTGTCTCTAAAGTTTTTGGAGCGTGACACTATTTATGGGCTTGACAGACCGCCGCACACGTTTTAGATTGGTGTGAATGTAAACGAAAAGAGACAAACGACCGATGGACGCCAAGACACGCGATGCCCTAGAAAAGAGCATCACAGCATGGGAAGAAAAGGTTCGCCTCGCGAAGAAAGGCGAAGCCGCGTTTGCGAAAATGGGCGCAACTGAATGTGCGCTGTGCAAGCTGTATTACTACAACGATTGCATTGGTTGTCCGGTCGCCGCCGAAACGGGACAGCCGTCTTGTGATGGTTCTCCGTACATGGAAGCGTATCGCGCATATCGCAATGCCTATGAGTATGGGCGCCCCGATGGTGCCGCCGAAGCATTCCAGAAAGAACTTGACTTTCTGATTTCACTTCGTCCGCCAGAAATGGACGACTGCACGTCAGACTATGCGCTTGACTCGACAATCAATTCTTTCGGTGGTCCGCGTTTTCTGCGTCGGAGCAATCAGGGTGGTGATTGGTCGCGCGAACGATATTTCCGTTGGTGGATTATTGACCATCGCGAAAGGTTCGCGTAATGGACGATAGGACCGCGCTAGCGCTGGAAACAAGCATTCTTCATTGGGAAGAAAACCTTGACTTTGCGCAAAAAGGCGATTATGATAGTGTGAATATTTGGTCTGATAATTGTGCGCTGTGCCTACTAACGCGGACGTGTATCGGGTGCCCCGTCGCAGAACGCGTAGGAAACATAGATTGTCGGGATACACCGTGGCGCAATGTCAACACCATTCTGCGGCGTATCAAAGAAAACAAGAGCGGTCTGCTTAACCCAACAGCGCCGCTCGTAGAAGCCATACAAGAAGAAATTGACTTTCTAAAATCTCTTAGGGAACCGACAAATGCATAACGATGAAACTCTGACAACAGCACAAGCGCTTGAGAAGTCAATCAAACATTGGGAAGAGAACCTACAAGCTGCCCTTGACAACGAACCGGATTCGGTGCATGTAGGCGCCGCTGCGTGCGCGCTCTGCAACAAGTTCGCGGGACAGGAAAAGCGTTACGACGACAAGTGCGTTGGGTGCCCGATCTACACAAAGACAGGTGAAAAACATTGTGCTGGTACACCTTACCGGTGGGTTGTGTATCATCAGGACCGCGCCCTAGAAAGAATTGATGGTTCCGAAGACGATCTAGTGAAGGCGTGCAAAGAAGAACTTGACTTTCTAAAATCTCTTAGGGAAGAACAATAAGCTATGGACAAAGTAGCAGCGGAAGCGTTAGAAGACGACATTGCGGCTTGGTGTCGCAACCTAGAACGTCTGAAGAAAGGCGACTATCTCAACATTGGGTTTGCCACGACTTCTTGCGCCATGTGCGCTGAATTCCGAAGCACCAACTGTGAAGGTTGTCCAGTATACAAGAAGACCGGCAAGAACCATTGTTTCAACACCCCGTTACATGACACCTATCAGGCTTTCGCGGCGCTGCATCTCGCGTCTTTGCTTGGTAACGATGTTACGGAAGCTGAGATTGATCTAGCGCTGAAGACGTTTGAAAATCAGATTGACTTTCTTGAATCTCTTCGTGACACGGTGTCGGACGAATGAGCGGCAAGCAAAGCCCACTGTGGAAGCATCTGTTTAAGGACAATCCACAACGGACGTACTACGCGATCAGCGATCTACATTTTGGGCACAAGAACGTCATTACGTTCGCCCCGCCCGGTGGTCAGCCGTGGCGCAACTTTGCAACAATCGAAGAACACGACGAAACTCTTGTCCGCAACTGGAACACGGTTGTCAAGAAGAATGATGTCGTTGTCGTTCTAGGTGACGTTGTGTTCAACGGCGATCTATCCGTTCTAAAGCGACTGAACGGCGAGAAGCTGTTGATTATGGGCAACCATGACACTGCACCGATTGTGGAATACCTAGAACACTTCGCGGACGTGCGCGCGATGGTTTATGGTCATTCAAAACGAGTCGGGCGCATTGTATTTTCACATGCCCCTTTACATATGGACAATTTCGAGTATCATAATAGGTGGAACATTCATGGGCACCTACACAGCACCGTGATTGACGATCCTAGGTACTTCAACGTATCAGTAGAATGCAACGGCGGCTTTCCGGTCCCTCTGAAAACAATCGAAGAAACATTTGCATATCATGACAGACTTAGACACAACGACGAATGAAGTAGAAGACCACGCGCTAGCTTCGCTGGTGGTCAAAGAAACCCCGGCTTCTCTCTACCAAAAAGTAGAAGACCTTGTGTGGAAGTATGACATTAGCTATTGGGACGCGCTCAACCGCTATGTCACAGAGAATGATCTAGAAATTGAAGGCATTAAGTCTCTGATTGACTCGCGTCTTCAAAGCATTCTAGAAAAAGAACTTCGCTCCGCTAATCTTCTGAAGAAAAAGAAGCGCGACACGAAGGCGTTGGACGTATAACGCCATGATGTGTTCTCTGACAAAAGCCCTTACACCGGCTGAAAAAGAAGCGCATGTTGCCAATGGTGCTGTTGCGTCCCTGTTTGCTGGCGCGATTATCACCAACAACCTGTTTGGTCTTCCCATGTATCTGCTATCGGCGCTGTCACTCTATGTGGCACCGTGGGAAGACGGTCTAGTGCTGCCGCACATTCTGTCAGCGCTTTGTGTTGTTTTCAGTGGCATTCACATTGCGAAGTCGTTCCGTATGACCGAGCGCGCCGATCTTATTTTCGCTTACATTGATTGTGTGGCGTACATGAGCCGCGCTATCGGTCTTCTAATTCTAACTCTGGCATTCGCACCATGAACACAACTGAATTTCTAGTTGACAAAATCGCAAAACCGTGGACACCGTTTTATCTGACGCGGGAACTGTGGTCAGAACACACCGCTAGGCTTGTCAAGGAATTTCCTTGCTTCATGCCGGTCGAAGACCTTGACCTAGCCGTGACGATTGTCCTAGACGAAATGGGCATGGAAACGGTCGCGGGTGCCACTTGGCAGTATCTTCCACGCGTAAGCGACATGCGCTCCGGTGACATGTACTTTGCGTACGCTGGTGATTTCCAGAAGTTCAAAGAAATCTATGGCTATCTGTCTGTGGAGAAGCGCGCGTGATTCAAGTATCAATGGGTTTTGACCTAGCCGCCGTTCTGATTATTGTTTATGCTGTGTACTCAATTATGCAGAACGTGCGAGACATCGCCAACGACTTCGCTCCGAAGCTGTCTGTTGGTTGTATCATCTTTATGATTTCTATGCTTGGCATCATCGCTAGCAAGCCGTTTGGTGCGGCGTGACGTGCGTCAAAGTCCCAAACGGATACGTCTGTATGCCAACCACTTACGGCATTAAATTCCGTGTGGGAAATCGGACACACGTCATTGAAGAACACTCGTATTTCGGTCCAAGCCGCTTGACAAAAGAGGGAAACCCTTACAAGCGGTTTTGGGGCGAACATCACGAATTCTGGAATCACTACGGCGCATGGTGTCAACAAGGAAAACAGGTTGACAAAGATGATAACGCCGTGTATGATCTAAGTTCTTATGTCAAACCAACTACCATCCGAATTGATTGGGCTGAAATTCCGTAAAGCCAATCGCATAGCAAAAACAGAACCACTTTCGGACCATTCTTTTTGGTGCCGAAAGTGTGACGCACAGTTGATCCTTGAACGTGAGAAGTGCATCAACTGTGGCTACAAATCTAAACACGGCAAGCACCGGAAGGCATAACTACCGGTGTAAACAACACGAAAGAACTTGACACAATGAACACGATGATTGAAGGCTGGCGCGACATTAAGCCGGAAGACGGCATTGAACTAGGTGACGGTGGTACTGTATTCATTGGTGGTGGTTCAGCCAACTAATGTCAGACGACAACCGCACAGCAGAAGAAATCGAAAAAGACGCAAGCGTTCTATACTCACAGTCAATGAGAATGTTTGAGAAAGCAAAGCGTCTCCGTGAACAGCGTTCAAAGGAATTCAATGAACGCGTACAGAACCTAGCAGAACAAGAAGAACGGAAAAATCTTCTCCTAGGCTGAAAATAGTTCTTGACGAAATCGGAAAGAACGAGTATCTTATATAAATACTCTCACGCTTCGCCGCTCTGAGCGTTGGTATAAAGCCCGAAATCAGCGGCACATCCTAAACATCCAACGATATCCTGTATATCCGAAAGCATCATAAAAACATCATGGCATCATCACTATTATCCAAACTAAAAAGCTCTAGCGCCTCTTCCATCGACAAACTACGCGAAGCCAAGTCAAAGGCTGATACCCCGTCTTACAAAGAAGACGAAGCGCGTTTCTGGAAGCCAACGAAAAACAAGCTAGGCAACGCTTCAGCGGTCATTCGCTTCCTACCAAACAAGGACGTTGACCAACTCCCCTACACCAAGCTATACAATCACGCCTTCAAGGGACCGGGCGGTTGGCTGTTCGAAAATTGCCCAACTACTCTTGGTCGCGATTGCCCCGTCTGTAAGGCTAATTCCGAACTATGGAATTCCGGTGTAGACGCCAACAAGGAAATCGCCCGTCAGCGCAAGCGTAAGCTGTCCTACGTCAGCAACATTTACGTTGTCAGCGATCCTCAGAATCCAGACGCCGAAGGTAAGGTTTGGCTTTACAAGTACGGCAAGAAGATTCATGACAAGATCAACGCACAGCTATCGCCTGAGTTCGAAGACGATCAGCCTGTCAACGTGTTTGATATTTTCGCTGGTGCAAACTTCCGTCTGAAAGTCAAGAAGGTTGCCGATTTCGACAACTACGACGACAGCACTTTTGCACAGCCTTCAGAGTTCCTTGACGGTGACGAAGCCGCTCTTGAAGCTGTTCTTGACAAGCTGTATGATCTAGGTGAATTCACCGATCCTACCAAGTACAAGGACGACGCCGAACTTCGCGCCCGTCTTGACAAGGTTCTAGGTGGTTCCGGTGGTCGCCGTCCCGCTCGCGATGAAGACGACGAAGCGCCACCCGCCCGTTCTTCTCGCTCCGTTGACGACGAAGACGAAGCGCCTGTTGCTCGCCGTTCTAAGCCCGTTGTGGACGATGAAGACGACGAAGACATGCAGTCTCGTATCGCGAAGCTTCTAGAAGAAGACGACTAACTAACGGTAACACGGCTTGACCCTCTGGCATAGTGCTACGGTCAAGTTTTCCTGATAACATGACCGGGGTTGCCTCTGTTTACAAGCACACTACTCCGGTTTTTCTATAAACCGGCTGTCCCTCTGCTTTGCACGCGCACCGGTATACTAGTCCCCCGCTCTGTTGGAACAACACTGTTCTAGAAGGTGCCAGCATCGGGCTTGGGTGGGTTCTCAGTTACGACGCAGAATCCACCAACTCTGAAGTAAAGGTTCCGGTTTAGGACCGGGTAAAACACTTTCCTTTATCTTCCTTTCTTCAAGAATAGCGTTGGACACAACCAATCGCCTCGCAGTCGAAACGGAAGCAATAGCAATATTGATCGACTGTTTTCCTTCCTACCTTTAAAGCCCTAGGGATTTTTATTTCTAGGGCTTTTTCTTTTCTTGACAGACTGACATACTAGTGCTAGTATCTCTACATGATTGAGACAGCTTATCTACTCCAAATTTCTTCCAAGTTCCGCAATTTCAAACGAAAGCGTGAAGGTCTTTGGAACTGTAGTTGTTTCGTCTGCGGCGACTCTGCTACCGACAAGACCAAAGCACGCGGCTATTTCTACACCAAAAAGAATAAGCTAAAGTATTGTTGCCACAATTGCGGACACACGGCGCGCTTTGAAGATATCCTTCGCTCCGAAGCACCCGAACTGTACCGCGAATATATGTTGGAGTTGTTCAAGAGCAATTCCATCGGTCGCCCAAAAGAAGACAAGCGCTTTGAAGACGACGCAAAACCGAAGCCTGAATTCACGGACAAACTGTCCAAGCTTCTAAAGTGTATGCCTACTGCCGAACACTGTTTCATCACCAGCACGAACACTGAATTCTTGGACTACATTAAGAGCCGAAAAATTCCTCGTTCAGAATGGAAAAATGTCTTTTACTGTTCCAAGTTTGGTGTTATACTGAATGCTCTTAACATGGACGTGCCGGTGTTCAAAGACCCACGAATGGTCATGGCATACCGGGACGAAGAAGGCAAGCCCTTCGCGCTGTTTGGGCGCTCCCTGCTACCGGATTCCAAACAGCGGTACATAAATATCAACCCCAATAACGACAACGCCTTAATTTTTGGTCTTGACAAATACAATCCCGAAGCGTCCGCCTATTTGACGGAAGGACCGATTGATAGCCTCTTCCTTCCCAACGCCCTAGGCGCCAGCGGCACCGCATTTGAGAAAGTATTATCCCACCTAAGTAAGAAACCGAAATTGACGTTGGTGACGGACAACCAACCCCGAAACCGACAAGTGATTGAGTCCTATGACAAAGCAATGCACATGCTTGATAGGGCAGGACTAAACTGGTCTTTGTTTCTCTTTCCACCCGGCTACGAAGACAAAGCCAAAGACGTAAACGACCTAGCCACAAAGCTAGGGATGAATGAACAACAGAGAGTGGAATTCATCAAACAGAATTCTTACTCAGGACTAAAAGCAAAACTCAAATTCAAATCTTGGACAAGCGTAGTATGACTTCAACGGTATCAGCCTTTCTAACACGAAACAAATACGGGATGGATCAGTTTCAGGAATACATCCATCTATCACGGTATGCCCGCTGGCGTGACGACTTCAACCGCCGCGAAACATGGGAAGAGACAGTAACCCGCTATTGCGACTACATGGTGAACTTCGTAAAGAAGAAGACCGGTGTTGATGTCAGCGCGGAATTAGCGGAAGCAAAAGATCACATTCTATTCCTTGGTCTAGTGCCGTCTATGCGCGCCCTAATGACCGCTGGTCCCGCTCTTGACCGCGATCACATGGCAGGGTTCAATTGCTCGTTCGTTTGTGTTGACAACGTTCGTGTGTTTGACGAAATTCTTTACGTTCTTTGCTGCGGCACCGGTCTAGGCTTCTCAGTTGAGCGCCAGCACATCGCCAAGCTACCACCCGTCGCGGAAGAGTTCCACACAACCGACACCACCATCATTGTTGCGGACAGCAAGGTTGGTTGGGCTAAGGCTTTCCGCGAACTAATCGCCCTACTTTACCAAGGTCAGATTCCGAATATTGATTATTCGAAGATTCGTCCCGCTGGTGCCCGTCTGAAGACCTTTGGTGGTCGCGCCTCCGGTCCACAACCGCTAATGGACCTGTTTGCATTCACCATCAATCTCTTTAAGAATGCTGCCGGTCGCAAGCTAACGTCTCTTGAGTGCCATGACCTAGTTTGTTACATCGCGCAAATCGTTGTGGTCGGTGGCGTCCGTCGCTCCGCTCTCATTAGCCTTTCAAACCTATCCGATGATCGTATGCGCGTTGCGAAGTCCGGTCAGTGGTGGGAAAGCAATGGTCAGCGCGCCCTAGCCAACAACACCGCCGTTTACACTGAAAAGCCCGAAATCGGCATTTTCATGAAGGAATGGCAAGCGCTGTATGATTCCAAGAGCGGCGAGCGCGGCATTTTCAACCGTGGTGCAGCAAAGGAACAAATTGCTAAACTGAACGGTCGCCGGGAATATTTTGACGACATGGGACTAAATCCCTGCGGTGAGATTCTGTTACGGAATGCCGGTCTATGCAATCTAACTGAAGTAATTATCAAGTCTGACGACACCTTTGAAACCCTAAAGCGCAAAGTTCGCGTTGCGACCATTCTAGGGACCATTCAGTCTCTATTCACTGATTTCCGTTACGTTCGTAACGTGTGGAAGAAGAACGCCGAAGAAGAACGCCTACTTGGTGTGTCCTTTACCGGTATCATGGATCATGCCGTTCTGAACCACCCGAACGAAGAAGGTAAGAAGTGGCTGAACGCCTTCCGCTCACACGCTGTGGAAGTAAACGCTGAATATGCCGCCAAGTTTGGCATCAATCCAGCCGCCGCTATCACTACCGGGAAACCGTCAGGCACGGTGTCAACACTAGCAAATAGCGCGTCAGGCATTCATGCGCGGCACTCGCCTTTCTACATTCGCACCGTTCGTGGTGATAAGAAAGACCCGCTCGCTACCATGATGGTTGACGCCGGGTTCCCTGTAGAACCGGACGTGATGAAGCCCGACAGCACTTGGGTATTCAGCTTCCCAATCAAGTCACCGGAAGGTTCTGTGTACCGTACCGACATGACCGCGATTGACCAACTAGAACAGTGGAAGTTCTTCAAGAACGAATACTGTGAACACAACCAGTCAGTCACAATTACCGTTCGTGAACACGAGTGGATGGAAGTGGGAGCGTGGGTCTACAAGAATTTTGATGATGTTCTTGGTATCTCATTCCTTCCACACAGTGACCACGTATACCGCCAAGCGCCGTATCAAGAATGCACTGAGGCTGAATACCTCGCCGCTGTTGAGAAGATGCCGAAGTCTGTTGATTGGTCCGCTCTTTCTCTTTATGAGACGGAAGACATGACTACAGGCACCCGTGAAGCCGCGTGTAGCGCGGGCGGCTGTGAAGTGACCTAATCTTTCCACCGGAACCCCGGTGTTACTCCGGGGTTCCACTCTATCCTTTACCATCCGAAACAATCCGAACAAACAAAGATAATATCCGAATGTCAACAGAACAATCCGAATCGCTGCACACTTTCACTATTGATTTCCTAGAAGACCCTGATACCGGAGAACTTCTGAATCCAGAAGCCGAAATCTCTGACAAGACGTGTGTCGCCGTTGTCATGCGACCACAAGGCTATAAAGCCGAAGGTGGGCGGTGGTCAGAAGAACACGGCGGCTATGTGTTCGTCCGCGATTACGGTTCAGAAGAAGGCGAAGACCCACTACCAATTATGCGCCAAGACATTGCTGATTTCGTTGAAAGCATTCTAGATCACATCAACTGTGACGTGCTGTCTCTTGACGAATTCGGAGACTATTGGATGGAAAATTGCTTCTTGGTCAGTGCCGAATGCACGGAAGTAGAAGACTCCCTAATCGTTTACCCTCGTTTCGTCGGTTAACCGGAAAAAGCCCTAGACCAAAAATCTAGGGCTTTCAAATTTTAGAGTCGGTCCAAAACTAAAACTGCATAGCAGATATGCGAAACAAATAAGTGGTAATTTCGCACTCATTCTGTTAGTCTCACACAATAACCTCTAAGGCATCTTGAAATGAAATCGACAAAGACGGCAGCAAAGACAGCGAAGCGCCGCCTAATTGACGCACAAGGCTATCCCGCCCCGGATTTTGACAAGGTGGTGTTATCGAATCCCGGCTATCGGGAAGCGTACCGCTACGCCATTAACTATGCGAACTACCAGTACACCAACGCCGATCTAAAGCAATTCACGCTTGATTGGGTGGTTCAGAATGGTGTGCCGCTACAGTCGCTTGACAAAGTTGACGATTTCTGTTTTTGCGCCATTGGCAAGATTGCGTGGGTGGAACTGAACGGCGGGGAAATCTCCGAAGAATCGTTTCAGTATCTCAGCGCAACAATCCGCGACCTACTGAAGCGCGCGGCGGAAGAGAAGAAGACGGAAGTCGTTGAACTGTTCCCTACGCCACGCCGTAAGACGGCGGCGGAAGTGCTAGCAGCCAACACCGGCAAGCTGATTGCCGAAATCGAAGGCGTGCTAGACGACAAGTCTTATGTTGACTTCCTGAAGAACTTTTCTCCGTCCGTCAACACCGATTTCGGAAAAGTCAAGGCACACTTCGCGCCTCAAATTGCCGAACTTCGTGGTGTCCTGTTCGACGGTGGCGACAAGAGCGGCTATGAGCGCTACAAGCGCCCCGAACTGGTCAGCATCTTTAATTTCCTTAATTCCGTAATGACGCGAATTGACAAACAGACGGAAGTCAAGGAAACTGTCAAGGCGAAGACCGCACCAAAGCCGAAGGCTATGAAGGTCGCGAAGAACCGGGTGGAAATCGCGAAGGCGTGCCAAAAGGCACAGTACCAGCGCACACCGGACGCCGAACTAGGTCTGACTTCACTCACGCCAACGAAAATCTACGGCGCGAAGAAGGTCATTCTCTACAACACCAAATATCGCAAGGTCACGGTTCTAGAACAAGCCACCACACAGGGGCTTATCATCCGTGGCACAACGGTTGACAATTTTGATGCGAATAAGTCGTTCTCACATCGTCTTCGCAAACCAAAAGAATTCTTTACAAACGGAATGACTTTTGATAAAGTGAAGACGGATCGTTTGGAAGCCACCGGGCGGCTTAACGAAGAAACCATTATTGTGAAAGTTTGGTAATCATGGAAAACAAAAGATTCAGCGTTGCGTTAATCCTCCACATGCCAAACGATAGTGTTCAGTTATTGCATTGCGTCAACTGTATTGCTGTCAACGCCGACGCCGCTCTTGGACGGTGTTTTCGTGAGGTAATCGAAGACGCCCCCGGTTCTTCTGTTGCGGCACACAGTGTAATGGAAATTGACTAATGGCTACCACAACGAAAGAACTAACCGGTCGCACCCGCTACCGCAAAGGCTGGCGCCGCGCTCTCGTTCTTCAGGTTGAAGAAAAGGTGTGCGTAGCATCAACCCTGTATTCATCGTCTACGCAAGAAAAACGGTGGCGCGATGCCACCGTTGAAGACCTAGCCGAAATCACTATCAGAAGCGAGTTGAAGCAGCGATGATTGACGGGACACTGAACGCGGTTCTGTATCCGACAATGGAGTATGCGCGGGAGAAGCACTGCAACCAAGAGTACGCCGGTCTTCCGTACACCGTCCATCTGTTCGAAGTTCTGGAAAACGTCATTGCGGTTCTAGACGATCTATACCTTGAAGACGTTGAACTTCTGCACGCCGCAATTCTTCATGACGTTCTGGAAGACACCGACGCGACCGAAGACGAACTTCGCGCGAAAGGTTTTTCAGAATACACCATTCAGCTAGTAAAGCTAGTGACCAAAGACCCGACGCTGACGTACGCGCAAAACATTCAGCGGATCATTGATAGCGGTCTACTTGGTGCGATGGTGCTGAAGCTGTGCGACAACTTTGCGAACTACTGCCGTACGTGCAACCTTGAAGGTGAACACCGCGACTTCCTACAGAACCGCTATTCAAAGAGCATGAAAAAGCTTCGCGAAGCGATTGACGCCAAGTTCTTCCGTCGCGTCACCGTTGGAGAATAACAGAAATGCCTACAGGCTATCGTGTTCTAGGGTGGGTTGTTGTTGTCGTGTCGTTTGCCATGACTGCATTTAATCTATGGCTTGCTTACGAATATCAAGACCCGATGTTTCTAGCGCTCGCGCTAATGACGGGTGCGCCACCGTGCCATACCATCCATCTGCTAAGGAACAGTTAACACATGGCAGCAAGAAAATTAGTTGTCGCTGGAATTTCGGTTGACAGATGGACAAAATCGTTTCGCATTAATCACGGAGACGCCGTGTCGCAAATCATTTACGCGCCCGACATGACAGACGCGGACATTGCCGCCTTCATGTCGGTTGTTCGTGACGCGGCGCTTGACAACGTGCGAACAAGCCTAGGCATCGTCGCGAAGATCACCAGCGCCGGGAATCCCGACCGCGACCCGTTCTCTGTGCGACGGACTACCACTGTGCGCCCAGAAAACAACACACAAATCATTGACAGGTATGTAAGGTAACACAGTTTATGCTTGACACAGAGAACGAAGAAGACACCGTAACAATCAAGAAGTGGGTGAAGCGCGGTATTATGCTGTGCAATACCGAATGTCTTGACCCCGACGACCCGGATCACCCTTACAACCAAGTGTTAGCCCAAGGCAAGAAGCCTGAAGACTATGGCATCAAACACCCGCACGCGGTGCGATTTGACAACA